TAATCTCCTTTGTTTTAGGTTTGTATCCATCTACTTTTACGTTAGATACAGAACCTGTAGTTTCATCAAAAACAAAAGATACTTTAAGCATTGTTTCCAGCCTCAGAAGGGAATATACGTTCCCAATGATAAACTATTGTACCATCATCTTGCATTTCTCCTAGCACAATATCTTTATTTCTAAGATGTTCTGGTCTGGATCCACAATCTACAAATTTATCATTGCTATTAAAGCTTAGTATTGAGTTAGAATCATCGTCTCTATACAGATATCCAATTGCATCAGATCTAGAAGCTAATACACGACCAGTTTTACCTGTCAAATCAATAACCTTTGCAGTGATATCAGTATTAGCAATTGCAGAATCCTTTACATGACACACAAGTATAATATTAGGTACTACTTTTTGAAACATATCAATTATCATTTCAATAGCTTCTCTAATCTTACTATATCCTGCACCCATTGGTGCATCTAATACATCTTTTCCAGTAAATTTACTACCAGCAGGTGTATCTTGATAAAGCTTAAGAGCCAATGGTTTGACCATATCTTCCAAAGCAGTAATAGTATCTAATGTTAAATACTTGTAAGGACATCCAGCTTCTTTTATAGCAATTGCGATTTCTTTTAAATCAGAAACTGATTTTGCCTCAACTTTAAGAGCAGATATATATTGATATCCACCTTCCAGATCCACAATTAAGTTATTTGGAAGTGCTGCAAGAGCTGTAGATTTTCCAATTTTACTTCTACCAAATACTATTAAGTATCTCGGATCTTGTAAATCCGCTTTTATCTTTGTTTTAGGAAGTTCTATTGCCATTAAAAACTAAATTTTATAGGCTTTTTCTCATCTACTCGTTGTGGAGTAGAATCATCTTCTTTTTTTATTTCTCTTATTTTACAAGGTATATTATTACGTTCTGAATGATATAAGGTATAATCAGTTATTTGCTCAGGAGGTGGTAACTCCATTCACCATCCTACAGAACCGAAGAAATTTATATTGATTACTTGATCAGCAACACCATATCTTTGTTTTGAGATTATTATACTTCTATGATAACGCCCAAGAGCATTGTCACCAATAATCCTGTATCCTCTATATGTTGCAAGCTTCTCTCGAAATGGATAAAATAGCTGTATAACAACATCACTATCTTGTGCGACATTTCCAGTCTGCTTTATATCGTTGATTCCTGGCTCCGAGAGGTCTGCCTTTCTTCTATCCATTGAAGTAGAATCTCTATTTTGTTGCATGAGCATAAATCAAGACATGTTGAGTTTATTCTTTAGGGTCACCATATAAGATGATGCTAAATCAATCTCTTCTTTTATTGTTCTTCCTTCCGATGGCTGCAAAAGTAAACCATGGTCTATAACTCCAATCAACAACTGTTTAGGATTATTCGGAATATAAAATTTTCTTCCATTTTCCTCTTTAAATATTCCAAATCTTTCTGCTACTTTGAGAGTTTCCTTATAAAGAACACTACAATTACACATTCGATCTATAATTGTAAAGCATTCTGATATATCGGAAATTCACTTTCTGGCAGACTTTAAACATTCGAACGCTTCATCATTTAAAGGTTGCTGAAAAGAAAGAATGTCATCTAATGTCAGATAAATTCCAAATTCTTCTGCACAATACAATCCCATCAATTTAGCAAGTAAAACAGATTCAGGAATTTCAAGACTAAACACTATAAAATGTAATAGCGATTTATCTTTACAGTTCTTCAACATGTTATACATGATGAATTGTAACAAAGAACTTTTCATACTACTACTAGTTTCCTAGCCATATTGAATGTTTGTAGTCTGGACTATGTCTTCATCCTTAGCTTTACCTATTAGGATGCACCTGTATTTAGTCTCTTGGGCTGAGTCATTAGCTCTTCGCCTCGTCAAGTTGACATACTCCTTTCGAAGTTTAGCTTCCGACGATATCCAGGTGTTTTTCTAAAATAATTACTTATTTATGGGGCCAAATATTCTATTTTATATTTATTCATAAAATTTCTATTATAACATATTGCACCTCTAACAGAAACTATATGAACTTTAAAATATTCTGCACATTCTTTTGCACCATCAAAAACATAATCTTCTGTATCATTAAACACATGTATTTGTTTCTTACTCTTATTACTATCTTTTCTTTTTGGTTTTATATAGGGTGGCATTTTTTTAACTTTTTCTAATGACCATAAAAAATCACCACCTTTTTTATATTTACCATTAAGAAATCGTTCAATAGAGCACACATGAATTCCAGAACTTTTTGCAGCATCTCCAATTGATTTAAAACTTTGGATATAATTCCCATCTAAATCATATTGATGAATTTCTTTTCATGCTAATTTTATTTCACCATTATCCAATTGTTCTCTTCTTCTTTTTCTCATTTTCTCTATTGTTTCTGGATTAAGATGGTCATGTGTAGTAGATACGTCAATATTATATTCGGGCTTTAAGGTATCAATATAATATTGTTCTCTTTCTAATAATACATCTGTTTCACACGTTTCTATAACCACAAATGCAAACATATCTTCTCCATATTTATTTCAAGCGTTTTGTAAATATGGATTTTCATGTTTGTTGTGTCTAAGTAACGAACGATGTTTTCATAATCTTTTTCTGATATTATTGGAACTTCCAATATATCTTTTACCATTTACACTGTTAGTTAAAATATAAATTCCACTAACCTCTAAATTTTTTGAAATTTGTTGCATAATAAAAATTTTAAATTAAACTTGTTTTTCTTATGCACAAATATAATAATATTATTTGATATATGCAAATATTTTTATTTTTTTTTATTTAAAAGACCCGCAGAACTTTGTGCTGCAATGGTATAGTAACGAGATGGTTGTATACCTCCTATTACCTTATCTAGTTTAGGAATACCAGTTGGTATACCAATATTTTCACCTTTTCTACCTTTCTCAATTTGAACCCATAAAACATCTAATCCAGTCATTATAGAGTTTCATAAACATTAAATGTGCTCTCCACTTGACCTTCTTGTGGATGATCTCTAAGATAAATTAAACTATCCCATCCATTACTGCAAACAAACTCAAGAATACCACTATTGATTTTATTATTTTCTTTAGCTCATTCTAGAATCCCCATAACTTCCTTATGTTTCTCAGGATTGTGTTTTATTTGGCTACTATAATGAAAGAAGAAATCATCTAATGAGTTAAATTTCTTTGCAATATTTTTGAGTGGATAAGTTCGACCTTGAACCGTTAGAAAAGGAGGATACGCATCAAATAATTCCTTTCCCATCTCTCCAGATAACTTTAATCAACCTTTTAAAAAGTTTTTATTGAATTCAATATCATCTGGATTATATGTTTCAGGATTATAATCTTTATGAATTATACCTTTTTCTTTTAAAGAGTTGAACAACTCTTTTAACTTAGGCTTACCGCCATTAGAAAATCATTTAATAAAATATTCTGGATGATTCTCTTCTTCCTGCGCAAGGAATGTTAGATAAACCAATAAAAGTTCATCGGCGGTAAGTCTGTATGAAATCATTAGGTTTAATATTGTATCTAATTCCAATTTGTTGTTAAGTTAACCTATTATTTAACAACCTTCGAGTAGTATTTTAAATACTTTTATGTTGGAATTTTGTTAAAATCTAAATGTTAAGTCCTGAGAATAATTTCTTTCTCGAGTTTTAACATCTTCTCCAGCTAGAACTTGATCTAACTGTTCTTCTTTAATTGTTATTACTTTAGATGTTTTACTGTTGGCCAATCATTTCATTTCTTGTGTACCAGCTATAATCAATGTAAAGATTTCAGTTGTTTTACCTTCTTCGAATCGAATACTTCTTCCGCATTATGTTCCATGATGTTCGCAACGCATCATGCGTCAATTATGACAGCTATATGTTACCATATAGATCAGACTATATCTTAACTTTCGTTCGCCACGTTTCCATCACCATTAGCTTGTGATGTACTCCCTTTCAGGATAGTCGTTACACGTATTTACCGCTCGGAATTGGCTCATTAAGCTCGTCCTCCGAATTAGTGGCGTTTAAAGAGAGCCTTCATTTATATCCTTTAAAAATTCAAAAAAATGTTATTGTGGTTTAACTCTCTGTACCTTACGAATTTTAGAAGAATCTGTATGTAAAATTACTTCAAGATTTATTCCATGTAAATCCAATCCTTGATCTGCAGATTTACTAGTATTTAATACACCCGAAGTAGAATTATTAAACTCTTCTAAAATTTGTTTATTTTCTTTTG